TAAATATCACGAACTGGCTGTATATGATAACGGATTTGAGGAAATCTTCAATATCCGAGATTATACCGGCTCAAGGCGTGATGGTTTTGCCATTGACAATGTGCAGAGTGGGTTGACCTTCAGGAAAATGCTGACCGGTGAAAAGCTCGATGTCTATCAGATGTCAGGAACACGTGAATATGTGTTCTTTGACTATTATGGCGGGGCTTTAGGTTGGCATCGCAGCCTCTTTGAGAACCAGGAATACTGGACTCTTGAAGAGAATGCAATCGAGTTTAGAAACGAGGCTTACCGAATTCGGGCAGCCACTTTCTATGCTCTGATTGAGGCGGTTGCTGGAACGAAGGCTGATATTGCCTGGCAGGCTCATCCTGATGCGGTTGCTGCTGGAAACAGGGGCTATCTTGCTGGTAGAGATGCAGCTACTCTGAATCTTGCTGCTCAAACCATTCTTTTAGCTAACCAGACTAAGGGCTATGGGGTTTCACCGCAGAATATATCCTTTATCATTCTTGCTCCTATCCAATTAAGGGCAAGGATTAAGCAGGCTCTGAATTACACTTATGACAATGTGGGTGGGTCTCCCTCAGTCATAGATTACAACTTCAGGCCTATTTTCACCACCATGCTGACTGATACGGATCACTATTGGGTGATTTTCCCCAAAAAGCGACTTGTTGCTGGTTATAGAATGGATCTGACTACCTTTGCCGATTTTGACATCCTTTCTTATACCGATACGGTAGCGGGCTGGATGGCATTCGGTGGAGCGGTTGCAGATACAGACCAGTTGGAACGCTGCGATACGGCGTAATTGAGGTTGATGTTGAAAATAAAAGAGGCCGTCAGACAAGCGGGCGGCCTCTCTTCTCTTCTTGAAAGAGAAATATGAAATTTGATGTAGGAAAGATTAAGGCAACTATAAGATTAAAAATATGGATTTTAACCTTTTGGAATAATAGAGAAATAATGATTTATTTAATTCTAAAACCTTGGGTAAAATTATGAAGCAAGGCAAAGTTTGGGGAGAGACGGAAGAGATTTTTAATGATGGTAAAGTCTCTGTTCATCACCTCTGGATCAAGAAAGGAGGTTATTGTTCAGAACATAAACATGTAAAGAAATCGAACCTTTTTTATGTAATTAGCGGACAGCTTGAGATATCCATCTGGAGAGAGAAAGGCGTGGATAAGACGATTATAGGTAATGGAGAAAGCTCTTTTGTTCCTCCTGGTGTATATCACAAGTTCAGGGCAATCTATGATACGGAATGTTTAGAAATCTACGAAGTTAGACTTGAATCTAATGATATAGACCGGCGGACTATTGGGGGCGTTGAATGAGACAGATGATAACTACTAGAAGCCCAGAAGTGATAAGGATTGTCGAGAGGAAAGAAACAATAGATAGGTATCGAAGGACTTGGGCTGAATTAAGACGGAGGAGATTTGGTGGTATATGCCCGGATGGTTTTCCTTATGTGCCGGTTGAAGACAGGCTTTTCTCAGATGTACTTGATGATGGCGAATGGAGCGGGCAGCGATGTTTCATTATCGGTGGCGGTCCGAGTCTTAAGGATTTTGATTTTTCAAGGCTCAAGGGTGAACTTGTGATTGGAGTAAATAGGGCTTATGAAGCAATAGATTGTACCATTGCTTTTTCTATAGACGATCGATATTACGAGTGGATCATCCATAACAAGCTTTCAAGGCAGGTAAGAGAAAAATTCTATAATTTTAAAGGATACAAAGTCTGGCTAAATTCTGCTCGTTATCCATATCCGAAAGACATTTTTCTTCTAAACTGTATTGGCAGTGCCGGGTTTTCGTGGTCTCTGAAAGATGGCTTGGCTGGCGGTTGTAATTCTGGCTATGCAGCTTTGAATCTGGCTGTGTGCCTCGGTGCTAACCCTATTTATCTGCTTGGTTATGATATGAAGGGTGAGAGAAATAAGCAATCCTGGTGGCATGATGGCTATCCAGGGAGGCAGCCTGCGACAGTATATCAAAAATATAAAACTTATTTTGAGAAAATTGCACCTGAATTGAAACAAAAAGGAATTAAGGTGATAAACCTTAATCCTCAAAGTGCCCTAAAATGCTTTGAATTTGGAACTTTCGATTCCATAAAGCCTATAAAACGACCTATAGTAATTTCTTACTATACCAAAGGGACGGGTTATGAAAAAGAAGTCCAGGGGCTTATTGATTCCCTGCGGCGGTTCAACCTTGAATATGACATTGAGGCCATAGATAGCTTGGGAAGCTGGCAAAAGAATACCTATTACAAGGCTGAATTCATCAGGAAAAAACTCATTCAGCATTCAGACAGGGATGTTCTATGGTTGGATGTTGATGTTGTTTTAAGAAAATATCCTTTTCTGTTCAACGATATGAAGGCTGATTTTGCCGTCCATTATATCGAATGGGAAAAATATGGAAGGGCAATAAGGAGGGAGCTGAACACATCCGTCATGTATATGGCAAATAACGATAGGGTAAAAAAATTGGTCGATATCTGGATAGCGGAAAACAAGAGAAAGATTAATTCTGGTATTTGGGAACAGAAAAACCTTCAGAACATTCTGGAGTCCTATGAGGGTTTGGATATTTATCGCTTACCGGCGACTTACTGCAAGATACATGATTTAATGGCAAAAGTTGAGAATCCTGTAATAGAGCTTTTCCAGGCAAGTAGAAAATTTAAGAAAGAAGTTGAGGCTTGGGATGCCAAGAATTAAAGTAGAGTGGCCGACACCGCTTCCTTCACTTTCGACCTGGTATATTTATTTATGTGAAGGTTTTAAGCGAATTGGTGCTCAGGTAGAATTTAAACCTGAACTGAGTAAACTTTTTAGGGAATCAGATCAAAAGGGAGTTTTACCGTTTAATATCTTGATTGATGGAATCCAGAATCGAATCTGGTACGATACTTCAGATTTTAAGAAGGATTATTATAGAAATTTAATGCGGGATGGTGATTTTTATTTCAAGATACAATATCACGAAGGATTACGAAATTTAAAAAATTGTTACTCGATAGGACAGACGGCGGCCTCGATTGATTTTCCAAGTATATGTAAAAAGTTTAGAGGATTTAAAGACAAGAAGAAATACGAGTACGATATAATTCACATAGGGCGTGTAACGGCTTACGACTTACGAATTAAAGCAACTCAACTTATAAAAAATCAAAGTTGGAATTCGTTGGCTGGAGTTGCTGGCTATAAGGGACGCCCGGTCATTCCTCAAAGTTTTTCATTATCCAAACTTGATTATAGAGATCATTTGAAAAAACAATGTGTTAGCAAAATATGTGTGGCACTTCCGGGGGTAGGCGGAGATTGGACGTGGCGACATACGGAAATCTGGGGACTCGGTTGTTGTATGCTGACGATTAAACCTGATTATCTGTTACCGGGTGAAATGCAGAGTTGTTGGATTGAACTGGTTGAGAAGGTGAATTATTATTTAGCTCACGATGATGAGCGAGAAGAAATAGCACAAAATGGATTACGATTTTATAATGAATATCTGTCGCCGAAATCACAGGCAAATTACGTTCTGAATATCATAAGGATGAATTCGTGAAACAAATTAATATTGTTATTTCTACAAGAAATCGAATTGATAAATTGGTCAAAACTATTAAATCTATTTCCCAAAAAGATTTTATTACAACCTGGATAACTTTTGACGGAGATGAAGAGGGATTTAATCAATTATGCCAAACTGATTTGGGAAATAGAGAAATGGTTATTGATTTATCTTATGAACACAGGGGGGCTGTAGCCTGTAGAAATGATATTATATCCAATTATTGTGAGGATGGTGTTCTCTATGCTACAGATGACATAATCTTTGAGCCTAATAGCATAGAAAACGCCTTTAATGCCTTCAATGCCCATTTTCCCGATGATGATGGAGTTGTGGGGTTTGTAATCACCAAAGTTCCTAATTATCACCTTACCGGCGTTGCTTTGGTAGGCAAGAAATTCTTAGATAGATATCCGAATAGAGAGCTTTTCTATCCTGGTTATTTTCATTTCTCTTGCCAGGAGGTCTATTGGCTGGCTAAAAAATACGGCAAATTTCACCAGGAAAAGACGGCTATTGTCCAGCATTATCACCCTGCCTTCCATAAAGAGGAAATGGATGAGACGCATAGAGAGGCAAGAATTCACAAGGCCAGAGATATGGCATTAATTAGGGAGCGACAGGCGAAGGGACTTATTTGGGGAGATCAATGATAGTCAGTGTAGTGGTTGTAACTTATAGAAGGCTTAAGAATCTTGAACGGATACTTAAGGCCTGGCTGGAGCAGGCGAATGAGGTTTTTTTGGCTGATTGTAGTGGAGGGAAATTCAAGACAGCTCTACCTATTACTCATATTCAAATCAGTCCTGATATTGGGAATAAGGCTCGTCATGCCACGGCTCTATTGACGAATGGCGATTATGTGATTAAAGCCGATGATGACCTCTTGCCTAAACCTGGCCTTGTAAGGGACTTCCTTGATAATTGGTATTGGCAAAACGGCGGAATTCTGGGACTTATTGGAAGAAAATTTAGTGGCGAAAGCTATTATAAGAATACGCAATTTTTCAAGGCCTCTGAGGTTAAGGAAATGACTGAGGTTGATTTTGTCGGGGTCTGTACATTCACCTCAAGAGATAATCTGGCCTTTGACCTAAGGGGCTGTGATAATCCAATTGAAGACCTATTCTGGCAAATGAAGGCTTTTCCCTATATCAGGAAATGGGTCATCCCCACAAAGAATTATGAAAATTTGCCTGAATGCAATGATAAAGATTGTCTCTTTCATAATCTTAAAGCGAAAAAAATAAGAGAGGCGTTTTATAATAAATATTATTTGAGGAACTATAGATGAGAAATTTTGCTATAACTGCTATGGGACGATCGGGGACAAAATTCCTTGCTGAAAACATGAATAAGTCTAAGAAATGGACGGTAAGCATGATCTTACACGGCCAGTTTCAGAAATACAGAAGCGATTTAATCAGGATTATTATGGTGAGATAAATAGTTATCTGAGGTTTGTAATAGATAAGATAGAATGCGAAAAGAAGGGAATTATTCTAAGAAATCCCATTGATCTCTGGCTATCTATTACCTCCTGGCATAGCCAGAAAAGATGGGCTAGTATTCTCAAGAAGAAATGGAATCAGGATTTCAGAGATGTTCAGAAAGCCATTCCTCATCTTCTGAATCTGGCAGAATCAGGAAATTATTATGTCATCTCGTTCAAGCGAATGACAACAGATTTAGGATATTTGCAGGGTATTTTTGAATATTTTGGGGTGAATGATGTTGAGGTTGACGAGAAGATGTTGACTACAAAAATAAACGCAAGCCCCAGTGAGCTTAAAACTCGATGGGAGGATTTCGATATTGAAATTAGGAAGAAAATATCAGCACTTAATGATGAATATCTAAGGAGAAATAAATGGCAATAAAACAAAAATTAGACACAGCTTGGCAAACTAATAAGGCAATGGATGCTGTATTTGAATTCAGGGCACAAGTTGAAAATGCCTACAATATACTTCAAGAGACGATTGCAAGGATTGACGAGATTATAACAGGTGCAAACTTCAAAGATGTGGACTCGGAGATTAAGAATGAAGGTTCTGCTATCCGTAATATCCTGAATCAGTCGAAGTCTGCTCTGGATGGACATAAGGATTTCATAAACTGGAGGCAACCTGAGTAATGGCTAAATCTATAACAAAGCCAGGTTCTACTATAATTTGCACTGGTGGTACATCTGGCGACCCTATTACAATGCAGGATATATGTGATGAAGATACATCTCAAGGGTGGGGGGTAGCCACTGCTTATGGTAACGGATTTTTTCAGATTGCGGCTGATGTTGATATAGGAGATGGAAGCACTCCAACCTATGTTACAATCCAAGCTGGCGAGGCTGTTGATATGGTGGGATTTTCGCCACAAATTAAAACTAATGCTACCTTTAATATAGGAGAGATTTCAAATACTTACTATGCTAAAGGTGCTGCCTTCTTAAAATATACAGGAGGTTGGGTATCAAAACCATTTGCATCCGGTGGCGTCTTTAATATGTATAATGCTCACCTCGTTGCAGTGGCGGGAGGAACACGAATTGAAAAATGTCCGACTACTATTTTTAATTCAACCGTTTCATCACCAGTTTATACTTATTGGCAAATTAAGAGCACTACATATGATATTACTTCTCTTTATATTTATGGATGCTTTAATCTTGTTATGAGTTCAGGGACATTAGATGATGTTCATGGGGAAGCCGCAGTTCCTGATGGCCTTACCGTAGGGTTTGCCGATGCTTTAGTTGAAAACTTATTGATAACCAATTCCAGTGGTGCAAAAATTAAAATGGGAACTGATAATACTATAACTTTAAAAAACCCAAGATGGTTACCAGTGCAGGGAGACTTTTTTTTAGAAACTGATGCTGCTGAGGCACATCTTGTCTATACTTGCAATATCCATCTTGCCGATAAAGATGGGAATAATATTTCTGGAGTAACTATTCTTTGTCAAGACAAAGATAGCAATACGGTATTTTCTGTAAATACGGGAGCGGATGGCAAGATTGCCGAACAGATAATAACTTATAAGAAATGGGTGGGCACATCTGAAACAGAAACGACTTATTCCCCCCATAAATTCACAATAAGCAAAGCCGGCTATGAAACACTTGTGCTGGACAATATCACGGTGAATGAGCCGATAGACTGGCATCTTGAGCTACAAGACCCAGTCAGCGGTTACATTCCACAAATCAGGATTCATGGTGTGTAAAAATGGCATTACATAAAAATGTAGCAAATCAGAAAGTTTTAATCTTTGCATGGGATTCTGGTAATTCTGTCCCTAAGACAGGCGACGCAGGGAATATAACTGCCCATATCACTAAGGATGGTGGGGGAGCGGTACAATCAAATGATGTAAATCCCTCAGAACTGGATGCTACAAACCTAAAAGGGATATATGCCTTTAATTTAACTCAGGAAGAATCTAACTGTGATTTATTCTGCTTGGTAGCAAAGAGTTCAACACCAGATATAATAATTGCTCCTGTAGTCGTTTATACGGTTGAACGGGATGATTATAAGGCAGATGTATCAAATTTAGATGTGGCCGTTTCAAGTCGAGCACCTGCTGGTGAGTATGATACGGAGATGGCAAGAATCACAGCGAATGTAGCAACCGAAGTAAAGCAAGACATAATAGATACAGTTGTGGATGCCATTAAAGCCAAAACCGATAATCTTCCAGCCGACCCTGCTTCAGAGAGCAACGTGGATGCAAATGAGGCTAAAATAGACACAATAGACATGATTGTTGATGCAATTAAAGTGATAGTAGATAATCTCCCAGATTCAGGGGCTTTAACGACACTTATTAGCCACTTAACTGACCTAAAGGGTGCTGGTTGGACTGATGAAAATTTGAAAACTATTGATGCATTGATAGATGCCATCAAAGCTAAGACTGATACAATTAGCTGGGATGACATAACTTTTCTCAAAGATATAGAAGGTGGTAAATGGCAAATTGTTGGCAATCAGATGATTTTTTATAAATCAGACAATTCTACCGAGGTGGCAAGGTTCAATTTGTTCGATGAGGCGGGTACTCCTGCAATGATGAACGTGTTTAAAAGGGAACGGGTATGATTATAACAAGAGGTTATGGAGAGCCTGATTTTCCATCTGAAGATGATGTAGAGAAAGGCATCAAATATGACAATGAGACAAAAGAAGGAAATTTTAAAGCACCTGCTGAAGCCGATGTAAAAAAGGGAGTTGGCTATGGGGCTAATGGTATAGAATTTGAGGGAAATTACGAAGCTGATTTTCCAGCAGAGGAGGATGTGGAGAAAGATGTAAGTTATGATGAGGGGAATAAATTAGGCAAATTCCATGTGCCAGCAGAAGAAGATGTCGAAGTTGGGGTCGGCTATGGAGCGAATGGGGTGGAATTCGAAGGGACTTATTTAGGCTTGAAAGGCAATAATCTTGTAGCCTATCTTCAGAAAAGCGTTGACTTGGTCGGATACCTAGAAAACAAAGTTAGCCTCACAGGGGAGTTAAGATCATGAGTGAATGGATAATAAAAAAGGGTAATACGACGGTTCAGGATATACCCATAAGAGATGAAGACGGAAATCTTGTTTCTAATTTAGCCGCCGCCACAGAGATAAAATTTCAGATAAAGACACTTGAGACGGGTTCGGCATTGGTTGAAAAGACGGCTGGTTCAGGGATTGAAGTTAATACGCCTTCTACTGGTTATCTGAGGTTAACACTGTCGGCCACAGATACCAACCAGACTCCAAAAACCTATTACATGGGGTTGCAGATAAAATGGGGAGCAGAAGTCAGGGAGGTCATCCTGAAGGTGGATAATGTAGAGACGGAAAAACTCAAGATTGTCCAGGATATAGTCAATACATAGGAGGCAAGATATGAGCTTAGGATGGTTTGATGATTTAAGCGATGCAAATGATTATTTTGAATCAGAAAGGCTGGAGACCTCCGCTTGGGATGCCCTGACGGATGATAAGAAAAAATCGGCCGCCGTTACAATGGCCTATAACCGCATCTATTACGACCCAAGATATAATGTACCGACTTATGCCAATGCCACGGCCAGCCAATTAATCATCCTCAAAAAGGTTAACGGTGAGATGGCTTATTATCTGGCACAGCACCTGGCCGATGAAGACAGAAGGAAAGGGTTAGAAGCTCAGGGCGTGACCGATGCGGGTATAGTCAAGGAAAAATATAGCAAAGACGATTTAATGAGCCTTCCAGTGCCACCTTTTGTGGATACGCTTCTAAATGATTTTAAGACAGCCAAAGCATTTGGGGTTGTGGATATAGACAGGGATGAGGATGAGAAGGCCGATGAGGATGTAGTGGATTTGTGAATGGAGGGAATTTATGGATATGCATGAATCACTTTCTGGAAATATCGTTTTTGAGTGGTGGTGTCCAAAATGTGGTGCTTATCATTATCAGCAATATTGTCCTAAAGATGAATCAGAATCTACAGAATCCATAAATATTAATGCAGATAGTACTCTAAAAATTGAAATATGTCCATGTTGTGGACAATTAAGAAATAAATACGATTATTATTTATATTACTTGCCTCCAAAAACGACAGGATAATGAATGGCAAGACGACAAGGACTTATTCCATTAAGGGAAAAGACAAATGAGCTTGAAAGGATTTATCGACAAGCAGAGAAAGAGATTACAAAAGAGCTTTTCTCCTTCGATATCGGAGATTATCAAGAAATGAGAGCGATGAGGCTTCAAAAAAACATTGACCGCATAATAAGCAGGCTTAATCGGGCGGCGATAAAATGGGCGAAGGAATCCGTTCCTATGGCCTATAAGAAGGCTCATGATATATCTAAGGTAAAACTTGAAATTTTAGGTGCTAAGAAAAACGTTGAATACCCAGAAAAGACGCATAGACGAACAATTGGCGATTATGAGAACGCAACAATGAATGATCTTATAAAGGCAAACATGAGCATCAAGACGAATATAGCTACTTTTCTTTATTTAGCCAGGCAGGCGAATCAAGGGCTTTCACAGTTTCAGGCCTTCGATCTGAGAGATGAGGAAATCATTGCTGGCCTTTTGGATGAGGCTATGGCAGAAGGCGAAACCAGGCAGTATGCTTATAAAGCAATAAGGGAACATTTTAGTCAGAAATTTGGCGATGCTAAATATATCAATATTAATGGTCGTAATTATAACATGCGGAAATATTCTCAATTAGTAGCCAGAACAAGACTGAGACACGTCCAAACCGAAGCAGTCAAGAATATCTGTAATCAATATGAGAATGATTTGGTTGAAGTTTCGAGTCATGGTACAAAATGTGAAATTTGTTTACCTCATGAAGGACAGGTTTATTCTTTATCTGGCAAACATCCGCATTATCCATTATTCGATGACAGTTGGATGCATCCCCGCTGCCAGCATAGTATTAGTCCTACATCAGAAATAGCACTTGAGGCAAGGGAGAAATTTGGATGATAGAGGCATATTGTGTGGATACAATAACCATCTTTCGGGATGCTGGTGAGGATTCCTGGGGTGAACCTCTGACTCCCACACAGATAGAGGTTAAAGGTTATGTGGAATGGAAAACAAGACTTATTAGAGATATTGCAGGTGAACAGGTTGTCTCAAGGGGTAAGGTTTACATTCTTTATGATGGTAATTTGACCCATAAAGATAGGGTTAAAATAGATGATATTGAATATGTCATTTTAGACATAAGGGAAGGTAAGGATTTTTCAGTAATCTTTCAGGAGTTATATTTGGCATGAGTAAAGGTGGCTTTTTTCTGGACACAAAAGAATTCGAGAGAGGCATTAAGAAAATAACGGAGCAGACTATTCCTGATGCAACAGAGAAGGGATTATTCAACGCCATGAATGAGCTTTTGCATGATTCGATTACTAAACCACCCCAAGCCCCTAAAGACATGGGGGATTTATGGGGATCAAAGACAGGCAGTGCCGAGAATCCGCATATTATGAAAAAGACAAGAAAAGATATATCTATAATTGGTGGCTTTAATATCAGATATGCACATCGTCATCATGAAGTCCCACCTGGTACTTATAAGTATACCGTGACAAAGGGTGCGACCCAGCCAGGACCGAAATATATGGAATCTAAAATGATTAAATATAAAGACAAATACGCCTGGATTATTGCTGAAACAATCAAGAGGTCAGAAAAATGATAAAAGAGGTTTCGTCCTTCATTGCTACAAAAGCAGGTCTCACAATCGGTACGGATCTTTTCTGTGGGCACAGGCCCCAGGATGCAGCCGATAACTGCGATGTGGTTCTGGAGACGGCGGGTGGAAGTATTTATCCGGACTTACCTGACCGAGTAGATAAGGCTATACAGGTAATATCAAGAGGGACTACTTATTTTACAGCCAGAACAAGAGCTTGGGCTATATATGATGCTATCTATAGGAATCACACAAAAGGTTCGGCTGGCTGGGCGTTGCCAAATGTTACCGGTGATGAATATGTGGCTATGGTAATAGAGCCAAGTAGCGATCCTGTTTATATCGGCCAAGATGACAAAGGAAGGTATGAATTTAGCTGTAATTTTCAGTTTAAGATAAGAAAAAAATAAAGGAGACGGGAGAGACTGCCATCTCTCCCTGACCTTTACTTTCGGAGGTGAAATTGGACGCACCAAGAGAAGCAAAGGCTTTTTTTATTGTGCCAATTTACCTCCGGAAAATCAATAAATTTTTTGGAGGTATAAATGAGTGCACCAAATCGTGATTTAGGTCCATGTGTAGTAGTCTGGGATCCAGACGGTGACAATGTCGAATTCTCTAAGACTTTTGGTGGAGTATTTTTCCGCTATGAAGAATTGAGAGCACCTATCAAAGAGGATCAGAAAGGTGAAACGGATGTTGATGAAGTAACTATCGGGGCAACTTGTGAGTTGGAAGTTCCGCTCACCCGTGAAGAAGTTGCTAATCTTGAGAAGGTTTTTGCCAATGCTTCAGCCGGAGCTAACTACCTGAAAGTAAGCAATCCAGTTGGAGCGTCAGTATTTGCCGATGCTAAAGAGGTTGCTGTTAAGCCTATTGTGAATGGAGTCGTTTCTACCACTAATACAGAATGGCTGCATATCCACAGGGCATATCCTCGAATCACCATTGAGCAGGGATATGACAATTCCGGCCAGAGAACAACTAAAGTAATCTTCAAGGGCTTTCCCGATGACACAAGCGGGCAAGTTGGTGAAATGTGGAGATATGGACCCGCTTCATAATTGAGGAGGGGCCATGAGTGAAGACCGGCTTGTAATTAGTACAAGAAAAAGCCTTTATGATCCGATTGAGATTGAGATTGATGGAGAAGTCTATCAGAGTAAGAAAACAACCAGAACTATATTAGCAGAAATTAATGAGCTTGATAAAAAGATTAGTCCAGATAACGATGAACCACTCTATAAGATAGTTCGACTATTATTTGATGTTGACCAGAAAATTCTCGATAAACTTGATAAACGTGAGGTTGAAGATATTTATTTCTTTGTCAAAAAGAAATTTCAGGAGATTGAGAGAGAGCGACTTAGATTAATCTCTGACACATTCGGAAAAATCTGGAACGAAAAAGGCCAGCAGGTTAAGAGGACGATCCCAAAAAACCGGAAGAGGCCTGGAAACAAGGCGTAATCCTCATAGCGAGGGAGTTTCCAGGCCAGTTTCCGGATAGGGAGCTCTATAACCTGGATGTACGGGATGAACTGCGGTGGATTATTGAGGCAAGGAGAAAACAGATATTGAGGGATTTATCTACATTGCAGATGGTTAATTTAGCTTTCAGTGGTGGCGAAAACGCACAGAAGGTCTATAACGAAATGCTGAATGAGTATTATGCACTTGAGGGGATTGACAGGAAGAGTGAGGAGATTGAAGCAAATTGGGAGGCTTTAAAGATTAAAAGGAGAGGATAAAATGGCTTGGGAAGTTGGAGCAATTAGTGCAAAAGTAAAATTAAATACTTCTGAATTTGAAAAAGCGAAGAATGTAATAACGAAGGGTCAGAAATCTATGGCAACAGGTGCTTCTGGTGCGGGGGCTGCCTTTAAAGGATTATGGAAACAAATGGCTGCTGGACTAGGAATTACTATGGGCGTAGTTGCTGTATTTAGAGGTATTAAAACTCAAATTGCAGATACTATCAAAAAAGGCAGGGAATTTGAGCGTGAATGGGCTAATGTTACCACTATGCTCTCTATTAGTGAAGCTGAAACAAATAAGTTGAAAAAACAACTTATGTTCCTATCTCCAACTCTTGGTGATATAACCGAACTTGCTAAAGGAATGTATCAGGTTCTTTCTGCTTCTATAGAACCCGCTAAAGCTATTAAATTCTTGGGTGAGGCGGCCAAGGCAGCTAAAGCTGGAGTGACGGAAATCAATACGGCTGTTGATGCCTTAACTACTGTAATTAACGCCTATGGCATGAGTGCTGACAAAGTTACCGATATTTCCGACATTATGTTTCAGACAGTCAAGCGGGGTAAGCTGACCTTTGGGGAATTGGCTCATGCTTTAGGTACAATCGCTCCTGTAGCCGGAACTATAGGAATTGATTTTAAGGAGATAGCCGCAGCCATAGCAACTTTAACAAGACAAGGTATTAACGCCCAAACAGCCACTATGCAATTGCGTCAAGTTATGATGTCAATTCTCAAACCTTCTGAGGATGCCAAAAAAACAGCTAAAGAACTTGGTATTGAATGGAGTGTTTCTGCATTAAAGGCAAAAGGATTATCTCAATTTCTATTTGAAGTTAAAGAAAAAACTCATGGCAATTCAGCAGCACTAGCTAAATTAGTTCCTAATGTTAGAGCCTTAACTGGTGTCATGGCTCTTGCTGGACGTGCTTCTGAAGGCTTTGCTGAAGATATCGAGCTTATGGGGAAAGCCTCTGGCTCAACCGAGGAGGCTTTCCGTAAACAGATGAAATCGGCTGATTTCTGGATTGAAACATTTAAAAATAGCGTCAATAGATTCAAGATTGCTTTTTTCACAGGATTTACTAAGCGAATTCAGGAAGGAATAGGAACTTCTAGAGAATTAGAAATTAAGCTAGAAATGTTATCACTTAAGATGCAAGAAACAGCAGAAAAAATAGCCTGGGTATTTAGTCAAATGAAAAATTGCCGCCGGAATAAAGGGAGGATTGGTAGGGATAATAAATAAATTCGCCGATACAGTAAGCGGAATGGGTGAAAAAATAGATGAATTAAAAGCTAAGGGATACTTAACGGCAATCGAATTTCAGAAATCCTTAAAGAATCTTAATATTTCCCTTGAAAAAATACGTGAAGAATTAGAGAAAGGTGAAAAATCTTGGAAAAAATGGAGTGAAAAAGTCAAAAAGGCCGATGAAGCAATATCTAAATCAAAAAGTGGTTATGTGGGATTATATGGAGCTATAGCCAATAATGCTAAAGCCATAAGAGAGCATGTTGCCTGGATTCTTAAAACTTCCAAGACTTCAGAAGAAGCATCTAAGCGAATTGCCGAATATAGAAAAAGATTAAAAGAAGCAACCGATGCTAAAAAAGATTTAACAGAAAAGACAAAGACATTAGTAAAAGAATTGAAGTTTGAGTTAGATCCCGTATGGAAGCTGGCTCAGGCTTATGCTGCGGGCAAAATAAGTATCATCGAATATACTGGTAAATTACAGAAATTAAGAGAAGAAGCAGAGAGAATAAAAGACCCATTTGAGCATTTAGAGTTAGCTGTTGAGGATGCAGGTGAATATTTAGGCGATTTTTCTGATAAATCAGAAGAGGTTTGGGAGGATATTTATGGAAATTTGGGGATTACCAGTCAAAAAGCCTATGAAGAATTAGAGAAAAATACTGAAAAAACAGCTAATACAATAACAGATGCTTTTTCTAAGGCTCTCTCAACTATCGGTTCACTTTTTCAGGTTTTGGGAGATGAAATAAAAGATACTGGAGAGGAAATAATACCAGCATGGAAGGAAAATTTAGGTAATTTAGTCTCTTTTGTGGGGCTTGCTCTTGACCAGATAAAAGAAGGAACGGAAAAAACAGCAAAAGGAATTGCAGAGGCTATCGGCCCAGTTTTGGCCGGCAAGATAGGGGGTTCTTTAGGCCAGATGGTCTCTGGTGCTAAAAAATCGTTTGCCTCTCTTGGTGCTTCAATCGGCAATGCTATTGCTATGATTCCAGGTATAGGAACGGTT